TGTGTTTGTTGTTTTGTTGTAAACTACGTTGGCATCTCCACCGAATAAGCCACCGTCATTGAACTGCATCTGTGTGTTAGCACCGCCTGGTGATCCACCTCCGCCTCCGCCTGAGTTAAGAGTCCAACTTAATCCACCTGATCCATCAGTTGCTAATACATATCCGTTGAGTCCGCCGTCAATATGTAAGTTTGCTACTGGAAGTTCTATGTTAGGTGAAGTTTGTAAATTAGCATTACCTGAGACTGCAAGATTACCAAGAGAATCAATGACTACTGGCCCAGTAAATGTAGCAGTGTCTGTGATTGCAATATTGGCTCCACCGATGTTACCTACTACAGATAATCCTCCACCGACTTGAAGCCCTGTTAACGTACCTACAGAAGTTATGTTTGGTTGACTAGCAACTGTAAGATTACCCGCAAAGTTTGCAAAGTTTGCACTTGCTCCTGCTGAGATATCTGCAAACACACCGTTAGCATATAAAACAGTATCAGATGCACCTGTAAGATTGACTGCTGAGATGTTTCCTATACCAGTGATGTTTGCATATGTAACATTAGATATGTTTCCACCTTCACCTGCAATGTGTGTTGCTGATAATAGATTGGTATCTACATCATAAATGAAACCTGCATCTCCAGCAAAAGAACCTGCACTATTAAACTGAACTTGCATGTTGGAGCCACCAGGGCTACCATTACCACCACCGCCACCGCCTGATTGTGCTGTCCAACTTAATCCACCTGCACCGTCTGTTTGTAAAACATATCCGTTAACTCCACCTGATATAGAAACAGTCTGTACATCTCCTAATGCAGTGTTTCCAGTGACTGATACATTGAGTGCTGTTAATGTATCTGAAGTCGAGTCAAATACTAGATTTGCACTTGCACCGAATACTCCGTCCTTGTTAAACTGAACTTCAGTGTTTGCTCCTGCTGGATCACTTGAAAAAGATGCTCCATTTGCATAAAAGTAGTTGTTTGCGTAAACACTGTTAGATGTGACATTACCGGCTGGGTAGTTATGATTTGTAACGATATTACCGTTTGCGGCTATAGCATCGATTGGTGGCAAGCCTACTGAATACCCGGTTAATGCATTAAATTTGTCTGCGGCCATGTGTTAGTTCCATTGTTGTATCTTGTATTTATGCTGATATAACAAAAATGATTTCATAAAAAAGAACCCTACAGCACTTTTTTAATAAATAAAAGTATGCTTACAAGACAACCAGTTAGACCTAAATGCACTAGTTGCAACATATCTTTTGCTAAACCTAACGGTATTAGTAAACATGGATTTCAGAAGTGGCACAAATATTGTGTAGATTGTGCTAAGGCAATCTATATTAAGAAGATACCAAAGAAGAATACAATGTGCATTGAGTGTGGGTTTGTGCCTGAGGATATGATTCAGTTAGATATTGCTTATAGAGACTTAAATCCAAATAACAAAACAAAAGAAAATATATTGACAATGTGTGCAAATTGTACTAGACTAAGAAATAAGAAAATAAGAGAAGGACAAAAACAACTAGAAATTTCTGTTGATTCAGAAATTAGAATTTAAAGTTTGATTTCTTCTATCTTATTGTACCAGTCGTTGTAATAGATAGATAATTTTTCTCTGTCATATCCTCTGATTCCTAATAGATCATACATTTCTTTAACAGCATCTAATGTTTCTGTTTCAGATTCATATTTTCTCACATCAAATTCATAAACGACATTTGGTAATGCTCTCATTTCTTCTATGTTTTCTTCATAATCACAAAGACGTTCATAAAAAACTTTAATGTTTGGATCTTTACTTGCTCGTTTTTCTACATAATCATGTGGGTGTGTGAACAAGATAATGTTTGCATTCTTCCAAATCTTTTTGATTTCAATTACTTCTGGATTAAAGTGTGATGCTATAAAAAATTTGTAATCTCCGTGAGATACATCTTTAACATAGTCATGGTATGATATACCTCTCCAAGGATCGATATAATCTTTTTTATCAAATCCGAAAAAAAAGTTATCTGTGATATGAAGATCAGTCCATGTCATTCCCTTTTCTATCTCAGATAACTCACCTAGAAGATACTTTAATTTATCATCTGGAGAGAACTCGCCTCTAAGTTGTGCTTCTGTTATTTCTTTATGACCGAACAAGCCATGATCTGATAGACTCAGACAATTCGCCATAAATTTGCCACCTGAATAATTGTGGTACCAAATTATAGTTAAGTTGTCTGTTTCTAAATTACAATCTTCTGGACGACATCTAGCCATTTAGAGTTCTTCGCCTTCTTCTCCTCTACCATCACCGTGTCCATTTAATCGTGTGAGTTGATCTTGTACTTCTTTATATGACTCTGCTTCATCTTCGGATACAAGCGGTGGCTCAACGATAGGCTCAACGTTAGTATCAACTTCTACTACATCGTCTATTGTACCAACTTCTCCTACAATTTCATTTACTGAAATATCTAAAGGAACTGTCGTTGATGCTTCTTTCTTTGCTTCTTCTACTTCATCATCAAACTCTTCCCAATAAACATTGAGACTTTCTGCGCCTTCTATATACTTGTCGCCAATATCATGCCACTTGGTGTTCATATAACCTATACCAGCATAATAGCCTTTGCCTGTAGTATCGTTGTAGTCATAGTCTGTTTCTAATTCTTTTTTATCATACCATACAGAATCAATAAACTCACCCATATCAGTTTCAACAATACCATATGTGAATTTATATTTGTCAAATGGTTCGCCATCTGTTTCTACAAACCAGCAACCAAATCCACCTTTCTCTCCGCTATGAAATGCTAAAGTAGGAACATAGTTATCATCATCTTTAATGTCTTCATCATCAGGCACAGTGCCCATTGAATAACATTCTCTACCATAAAGAGGCATAATTGCTTCTAAAGGAGTTTCAGTTTCTGAGTAGTCATGTTTAGAGTCTAAACCAGTTACTTCTGTTACAAAGAATCCGCTATCAGCATATGCGGCATTAATGTGTTCCAAATCATCACACTCCCACATATAGTAATCTTCTTTAGGAAGAGGGGCATCAGCATCTGGTTGCTCATCGTCCCAATCTAAACTAGTGACATGTTCTATAATAGCCGATTCTCTTTCGCTTCTGTCATCGTGTTCGTTGAGAAAATACTCAACAAATTCTTCGTTTACTGTTCCAATTACTGTTTCTCCGCCATATCTGCCGGCTTCAATTCTGAAGATTCTTTTACTCATAGGTGTACTCCGCTAAAACTATACTCGTATTTAATATATTATACTGCCTCAAAAATAATTTGTCAAGCCTTTTTCTACCCAAAAAAAAGCCTCTAATAAAAGAGGCTTTTAAACTTATTTAATAAGTTGACTATATAATAATCGGCTTATTGGAAAGTTAAGTTTTGAACTGCGATCTCGCCTAAGTAATCAGCCGCATTACCAAATGATGATGCAGTGTTAGTTAGTTCGATGTAACCGTAACGAGTCATAAATGACACGACTGGCTCAAACGTAGCTGGATCTAGTACAACTCCACTGCTCATTAATGGAATATATGGGCAATAGAAGGCAGCCGCATCAGTCTCAGATGATCCTTTGTATCCAACTAATACTGCTTGAGTATCAGGAGCATATGAATCAACGAAAACACGCATAGCGCCGTTCAACGTACCAACAAACTTAGTGTTAGTAGGTGCTTCAAAAGTACCTTCAGTTGTACGTGCAAATGCTGATGTAGTTGCAGATTGTAATACAGTTAAGGCCGCAGAACTCACAACAGCCCAGTTACCTGCGCCTCTACGTGTTCTTTGTGCGATCAAGTTTGCAACTCTGTTGATTAATACAGCAAGTGCCGCATGTTCATCACCAACGTAAGTAGCAGTACCAGATACCGCAGCCTGATTATAAGTGAACTCAGTTGCCGCTAACGTTCTAAGAGATAGTAATACCTCTTGATCGATTTCAGCAGTGATTTCTTGTGCTAAAGCAGCCATAATCTCTGCTTCAACATCGATGCCGTGCTGAGACTGTGCGTCCTGAGCGGCTTCAAATGTCCAACGTGCTTGTAACTTACGTGACTTCGCTTCAACCGCTTGTCTTAAGATTTGCACACTGATTTGTTTACCACCGTTACCTTCTAATACCGCTGTGTCTCCACCTGTATATGAATTGGTTGTCGCTGTTCCACTAGCAGTACGTGAGTATGCTTGTGCAATTTTGAATGGTGATAATGCTTCTTCGCCTGCTGTTACTGATGTAGCGGCAGCCGAGTTGTCAGTCAATGACTGAGCATAACGAACACGCAATGTGTGAATCTGTCCAACAGGACCAGTCATTGGCTGAACGCCGACTAGTTCGTTAGCAATAACAGTAGGCATAACCCTTCTGATTACTGGTAAGATTACACGGTTAAGTGTTGCTATATTTCCTGCTCCGGTGCTACCTGCTGTAGCAGTCTCATTTAAGAGTCCTTTGCGAGTGTTTTCAAGGACGACACCCATTGTTGATCGGCGATTGCCTTTTAAGCCTTCTAACAGAGCTTCTTTGGTTTCGCCCCAACGACTTTCTAAGAGTACTTTTGACATTGTTATTTCTCCTAATCTATGTCTAGTTTAAATTAAAGCCCTGCCAGACGTTTCAGATCAATCACGTTGCTACTTGCATCGGATTCATCTTCGACATGCTGTTCTTTCTTGGCAGATTTATTACCGGTTTGTACAGTTGAAACAGATTCAGTTAAAGATTTCTTTTCAGATTTCTTTTCACTTCCTTCATTTAATACTGCTGGTAAATACTTGTCAAATGCGTTCTTCAGCTTTGGCGTCTGAACGCTTTCAAGTAAAGATCGCATTACTTGAGCCTTCTCTTTGTTCAAAGAAGCAGTTAATTTAACCATTTCTTTTTCACGCTGAGTAGATTCTTTAATAATGTTAACTTCACGTTCCTTTGATTCAATGATCTGATTTGCTTTCGCAAGTTCGACCTTTGATTCTGCTAGTTCTTGTTCTTTATCATTCAATACAGAAACGATCTTACGTGTTTCAGCCTTATCATTTAGATAAGTTGTGCTGAATTCACCTGCGAATGTTTCAAATATCTTACGACCGAAGTTATTCTCCCTAGCGATTTTAATATCTTCTTTAAGTTGTGATAGTTCACCTTTAAGATGTGTTGCAACTGAAGCACTAACTCTTTTAGAACTCTCAGAGACGAATCTCGCTTTAAGTTCTTCAAGTTTAGCACGACCTTCTGCAACTAACTTAACTCGTTGTTCAACCACTGCTTGTCTATCCTGAGCAAATTCTTTGATCTCTCTAGCCAATGCATGAGTGATAAACTTTTGAAGTTTATCTTGGTTTTCCAACTGAATCTTACGATCAGTACGTAGTTCTTTAATTTCTTCTGCTAACTTAGTTACCATAAAGTTATTAAATTTACCTGCACTTTCTTTAAGTTTCAATTTCGCTTTTACACGATCTTCGTTAATAGCCTTCTTCTCATCGTGGAAGTCTTTTATTTCTTCACTTAGAGATTCCGTTACCATCTTGTCAAGGGCCTCTACCATGACACTTCTGTCATGTTCATATCGTTGTGCAAATTCATTTCTGAGTTCGCCGCGGACTTGATCTTTAGCCTCGTTTAACTTAGTGCTCCAAGTACTTTCTAATTCACTTGCAACATCTTCGTTAATAAGACCTGAATCAATTAATGGTTTGATAGCATCTAACATGCTGATTTCCCCTCTATTTAGATTTTTAAGTCTTTGATAAGACGAGTTACCTCATCTTTCAAATAACGTTCTACTTGTTTATTGCCTCTCGCTTCTCGTGCTACTTCTAAAACTTTATGTCCGTTGGTCATATTCATCAGACCTTCGTATATTGCTTTAGGATAAGCATTTGGTGCACTTGGTTGAGCAACAATATCTACTGTGATTATTTCAAAATCACTTACACGGCCATCTAAATCGTTAACGTTTCCGCTACCTCTACTAGATACACCGAGTTTTACCCCCGACTCTAACATGGTCTGAACTAACTGACCCATTGGAGTTGGTAAAATCTTTAACTTACCGTAACCGTTCGGTCCATCCATCCACATATTTGAGATCATGTGTGATACACGATCTAAATTGATTTTTAAATCATCTGGATGGTCAACTTCACCTAATACTGAATTGCCTTCTTTAATCTGAGCATTCAGTGTGTCTACGGCATTTTCGATCTCGTTGACAGGATAAACACGTTCATTTGCGTTTTTTACCCCGCCTTGTATGAAGATACCCTTCATATAAAGAGTCTTCAAATCAGAATCACCTTCTTTAACAGACTCGACAACCATTTCGGAGTTGTCGAATGTTAAGTGTTCTTTAAGATATAAAGCCATTTATATCAGTTCCTTAATCTATAACAGATTTAGTGTTTGTACCTGAAGCCTGTGTAGTCACTGGCTTAGGAGCGGCAGACATGTCTTTCATGTTTTTGCCGGGCTGATTTTGGAAGCTAGAAGCGCCATCAACGTCTTTTGCTTTTGGAGCTGGACGTCCTTGCTCTCCTGAATTGCCTTCATCAAAATCTACTGGATGTGCATCCATTCCTTTTTGACCTGAGTTTGCATCTACTGGAGACTTAGTATTTTCACCGTTGTCGCCCATTTTTGCTGTGACTTTTTGAAGTGTAATTGCTTCTGCAACTAATTCTTCATCATCAACAGAAACGTCTACGTCTACTTCTTGGTCGTCAATATCACCTTCGATATCATCTTGCTTGTCTTCGATGTCATGCAAGTCTGCATCCATCTCATCGTCACGACCTTTTAGTTCGTCTTCGTCTGCCATGATTTCATCAAAGTCAGCCATTAATTCGTCTAGTTTGTCTTCGATTCTGATAACAGCATCTTCAACTTCAGAAGATTCTTCACCAGAGTCTCCGTCAATGTCAAAAATCTCTTCAGATTCGATATCAATTTGTTCGTCTTCATCTTCTGAGACGCCTTGTTCTTCTGAGGCGATTTCGTCCATCATTTCGCCTACATGCTCTTCGCTTTCATGCATGTCATCGTCATCCATAGCCTCTTCTGCCATAATTGACTCATAGATTTCTCTGGACTTTTCTACAACGATGTCATGGAAAAGGTCTTTTGCCTGTTCTTCGTTCTCATTAATAATGAGGTCGATAAGTTTATCAAATTTTTTGTTTTCCATTATTGGTCTCCTGATTGTTTATAAATGGCTTTATGTAAAGATATTTAGCACATAGCCACCAAAAGTGGCTTTTAAGTACTACTTTTTTACGTTTTTTGAGTTTTTGAGGTAAAAATAGGCAAAAAACTAAATTAATTTTAGTTTTTTAAAGAGAAGGACCGGCGCCTTCTTCTGGTTTTGCACCATACTGATTTTTAACTTTCAGTAAATGTTTTGCTTTTTCGTAATTTCTCACATCTAACATTTTACGCAATTTTCTAATTTGGTTTAATGTGAGTTTAGTTTTCCTAGATGTTCGCCAAACAGGTTTTGAGTTGTCATCTCCGACATCTTGGAACCCGGGTATTGCGGCGTCAAACATTTCAAATAATTTCATAAGAGTATTTATCTTTTCTTATTATGTAGGACCGACTTCACCAGCACCTTCAACTGAGCCGGTAGCTGTGCCTGGAGTTCCTACTGGACCTGCTACGTCCATATCACCAAAGTCTTCTAAGTTTTCAGAATCTTCGATTTCTGCGTTTGTGTCAATATCAGCATCGAAATCACCTGTAGAGACTCCAACACTTCTGAGATCAGACCCTGTTGGATCCATATCAGGTTCTTCAGCATTTTCTTCTCCCCACATTTTCTCATTCTTAACGATTTCGTCTTCAGTCAATCCTAAGAATCTTTCTAGTGCAAAACGTTTAGAGATATAAGGGAACGCTTCCATACCGCTGAATGTGTTGACTCTTGCTGTGTCTAATTCACTTTGACGATATGCGGCAAAGTTTTGTGGAGGATTAAATTCAATATCAAATAACTGTGTATCGATATTGAATCCTCTCCAACGCAAGAATAATTTAAATTCATCATCAAGTTTCTGACAGATATAATTTTGTAGTCTTTCACAATACTGATTGAATCTAAATTCTTGTATCATAGCAGTACCAACACGACCGTCGTTTAGAGGTGTTGTGTTGTCATCAGGACCTGTGGGTAAGTATGAACTAGGTACACGTAGTCCTCTTGCTAGTCTGTTATTAAAGTATTTAAGATCGTCAATCTCACCTAAGTTCTGTCCACCTGGGAGAACTTCGATAGATGATCCTCTACCTTCTGATGTAACTGGGAAGAAGTAATCTTCATTCATTGACAGTGGATTATATGTAGCATCTACTTTTGATTCTCCGCCATGAATACTTGGAATACGTCTTTGATGTATCTCGTTTTTAATTCTGTCTACGAATGCCATTGCTAAGTGACTAGGCATGTTACCTACGTCAATCTTAAACATTCTACGTTCTGGCGCACGTTGTACACGATAGATTAAGATAGCATCTTCTAATAGTTCTTTCTGTTTATATACTTTAAAGATGTTCTCTAAGATTGATTGTCCGAAAGGCCAGAAACGATCTAAGCCTTCTGTTAGTGACAAGTGAACAACATGATTAGAATCGATTGCTGATTCTGCTTGTCCTAATGTAAATCTACTACCTGATGTGTTGTATGGCATAGATGGGACAGTATATCCGCCTCCACCTGCTCCGCCACCGCCACCAGTACCACCTAATCCTGTTGTTGGATTAGCGGCAAAATCTGTGTTTGTTTTCTGTGCAACTGTTAAGTTCTGTAAGTTAATGTTTAAGTCTTTAATAACATACTGCTCAGGAAGTTTACCTTCACTCTCATTAACAATAACTTTAATGACTTTAACCATGTCAACCCAGTAGAGTTTAAAGTTCTCTGGATCTCTTACAAAGACTTGATCTCCGTATTTCACTACGTTTCTAAACATTTTAAACATACGAGTATCAAACTCGTTGAGTTTACACCACTGTTGTAACTGTTTAGTTAAGAGTTCTGTTTCATGTGGTGTAGGGTCATCTCTAAATGCTATTGAAAATGGAGTTTTATTATGATCGTTGCGTTGTGTACTAAACTCTGCTATAATATCTAAACATGCATTGATTTCTGCATCAACATCCATCATCTCATACTGATTGTATCTTTCGATTCTATTAGGATGTCCTGTGTAAACTTCAGGAAGCCTACTCATGTAGTTCTTGTAACCAAATTCAGTATTTGAGTAACCTGCTTCAGAGGCGCCTACACCATTCCAACTGCCAGAGTTACTATTACCCCCTGATATAGGACTTGATACTCCGCTCTTGTTTAAAAATTTCTTTGTGTATGCCATATAGGTTCTCTTTGTACTCTATGTATTTAGTTAAACTGAAGAGTATTGAACTATTTTCTCTGTTAAACTGAAGAGTATTGAACTATTTTCTCTGACAGATCATTACTTTCTGTTTGCTTGGAGAGTAGTTCTCCTAGTCTCTGATTGGTCAGTTTTGATTCTGCCAGTTGTTGTTCTGCTAGGATCTGTGTTTCATCTAATTTACCCAACTGCAAATCTTCTGTACCTGGTGCCAATTCATCTGATGCTTGTGCATCTGGATCTGTTACAAGATTGTTAGTGTCTGGGGGTGGTGGAATTACATGTCCCCTCTCTGCTAAAAGTTCAGCATCTAGTTCTGCTAAATCCGCGGCTTCTTTTGCTTTGAATCTTGCATCGGCTATAGGGTCGCGGCCAAATTGGTCTGATTTTTGATATGCATCTGCTTCTTCTGCTGTTTTAAAGTTTTTAGCATACAGACCACCGCCTTCTTTAGTATCAGAAAGTTTATATGCATATGATCTAAATTCACCAGTCAATGTGTCTAGCATAACTCCTGGAGGAAGTTCTTCTGGTTTAGCCTTTTCTATTTGTACTTGCTGACCAGTTATTTCTGCTACTACATTTGTTGCAACAATAAGTCTTGCAGTAGCCTCTGCTTGTTTATCAATCGAATCTTTTAATAAGTCTGTTTTAGTAACCATTTCTTTTTGCACTTCAACTACTGCATCATCAATCTCTGTCTGTGTATCTCCATCTAAACCAAGGTCTGCAATTAGTTTCTCATCAGCTTCTGATTCTTTTTTGATATCTGCTTGTTCAGCATCTGCTACTGTTTTCTCAGTTTCAAGTCCTTCATTGGCATCTTTCATCTGGTTTAGAATCTTAGTGATTTCTGCTTCATCGTCATCACTCATGTCATTATCTTCTAACATGGATTGAAGTGTATTTTGCGTCAGAGTTTTATCTTTTTGAGCCGCTCTAACTTTATCAAAGTCTACTGTACTGTCTTTGAATGCTCCTTTTTTATCATAAAAACCACTTTGCTCTGCTAAGGCTAAATTTGCTTTTCTAACATCTTTCTCAAGGCTTGCACCCATATTAGATCCGATCTTTTCACCAACTTCTGATCCACCTTTTCCACCTGCCCATGCGCCTAACCCTGCTCCAATAAGAGTACCTAGTGTTCCACCAATTGCTACTCCGACTGGACCACCAAATGCTCCGAGCATTGCTCCAGCTTTAGCACCTGCAAATGCGCCGCTTACGGCGCCGACCATATTACCAGTCATTTCACCAGTAGTTTCAGCATTAGTTACTGTGGTTCTTCTATCTGCTTCTGCTTGATCTATATTTTCGTCTGCAAGATCGTTTGCAATGTCTCGTCTTTCATCTTTGCCTTCATCATATGAACCATATGCCGCTATAGCTCCAGTTGCAACACCTCCACCTATTTTAAACGCATTAGAACCTGCTAATCTAGTAGCAAGGCTTGCCCCTTTAGTACCAAGATTTTTAAACATGCCTTTCATGCCACCAGGACCACCTAATAGAGCCAATGACGTAGCCGCTTTTGCCGCCGCTATTCCTAAGGCTACGACTGCTCCAGCAGTCAATACCAATACTGCTGGACCAGCAAAGTCTAACAAACCATCTGAGGCTGTTCTGACTGATCTGGCCATGGCTTCTAACTCTGCTTGGAAATCTAATTGAGTATCTTTACCGCTTTTAGTAGTTTCATTAACATTGTCTAATGCTGTTTTTAATATCTCTCTCGCTTTATCTTCGTCTCCAGAGTCCATTGCTTGTTGATACAGATTTAAATTTTCTGCACTTAGACCAACTGATTTACCAAATCCTTCTGCATCAGCACCCATTCTAATGAGTGCATCACCAAATCTTTCTAAACCATCTTCTTGTCCAGAAATAACATCAGACAAGATTTTTTGTGTTGCCGCCATTACTTCTTCAGGCTTGTCAGGATCAACACCTTCAAATGCAGTTGCAAGATCGCCAGCATTTAATCCTAACTGTGCGATTGCTGTAGTTGTCTCATCAAAGTTACCAGTAATCATTACTGTGTTAATTTGTTCTGCTAGATCAGGTCCTAATATTCTTGCCAAGGTACCAGTCATTTGAGTTCTTGCACCTAACTCATCTTTCATTGACTGGGCTTTATCTTCTAATTCTTTTTTTCTAGCGGCATTTGTTTCATTAGCCGCTTCTCTTTCTAAGGCTGATATCTCACGTTGCTGGTTCATTGAGACTATTTTATTACGATATTCTGCTTTCTGTTGTTGTTCTGCGGCTATCTGTTGCTCGGCATTCCTACCAGTAATTTCAGATATCGCAGTTAAACTTTTTGCATACTCAAGTGATCTTTTTTGCAACTGACGTGCAGTAAGATTTTGGGCCTTTGTGTTAATACCACTTGCTCTTTGAAGTTCTATGTAATTTGTTTGAACTGCATTCAAATCTTCAATTGTGTAACCAAGTCTAGCAAAACGTTTTTGTTCAGTCTTTGAGATATTGGAGTATTCTAAGAATGCTTTAGCACCGTCAGTAGAGTTTGTGCCTAGTAATGCAACTGCTTCACTACTTTTTACCATCATGCCAGCAATTTTACTTAACATTTCACTAGTATAACCTGCTTCTCTGGCTAAGTCTGTCATACTATCTGTAGTGTTGCGAGTGCCATCACCCATTTCTGCAACAGTTACACCCATCTTACGCATTTGTCCACCGAACTCATTTTGTTCAGCAAACTGTGTAAGATATGCGGCAGAAAGTTCACCTAAAAGTTGGATGGCTACGTTAATCTGGGCACCGAACGCCGGAAGTAGATTTTCTGCTAAATTACCTAAACTTTTGCCAGCATTTGTAGCTACACCACCTAAGTCTGCAAAAGAAGGTTGAGAATTAGTTAAGGCATCGCCTAAAGTGTTTAACGCCGCTATCGATTGATCATAGGCAGCCTTCGACCGCGTAGTATTATCTTCAGTCGCCCTGACATGCTTTTGCTCTGCCTCTGTCGCTTTTTTCTTCGCAGTAGAGTAAGTGCCCATACTGTTAGCCGCATCTTTCGCACTATCACCTAAACCGCCTAAACCGCCATTTGCGTTTTTGATTGAGTCAGCAAGTTTATTAAAAGAATCAGGTAACGGACCCAATGACTTTATCAATCTTTCTATTTGTTCTTGGTCGTATTCTTCCATTATGCCCGGTTTCCTAAGATTTTATATGGGGGTGTATATTACCACTAAATATATCTACAATACTATTTAGTATTGGTAAAATACCCATAAAATATGAGGAAGAAAATGACAGAAAACAAAAACAATCCACTTAGACAATACTTTCGTAGACCAGCAGTGTTCATATCCCTGCCGTCAGGTGGAGAAGGATATGGTCCAGACGATATCGAATTTGAGGATGAAAACAATTTAGAATTGCCAGTTTATCCCATGACTGCTATCGATGAAATAACGACAAAAACACCAGACGCATTATTTAATGGTACTGCAACAGTAGAGATTATTAAAAGTTGTATTCCTGCTATTAAAAATCCTTGGAGTGTATTAAGTTGTGACATCGATGCAATTTTTATTGGTATTAAAGCCGCATCTGGTGACGAGGCAATCGAAGTAGAATCTACTTGTCCCAAAGAAGAATGTGGCGAAACAGAATCATACGCAATCAACTTACAAAATATGTTGCGAACTATTACTTCTGGTGATTACAGTAAGCCTTATAATGTTGGTGAACTATCAGTTTACTTTGCTCCTATAAACTATAAAGAGATGAATGCTGTGAGTCTAAGACAGTTTGAAATACAAGCAAAGTATAAAGATATGAATCTTATTGTAGATGAAAAAGAACGTATTGAAAAAAGTCAAGAGGCATTAGTAGAAATAACATCTGTAACAATGGAAGTACTAACTGGTGCAATTTCTAAGATTGTTGCCCCAGAAGGTGAAGAAATTACTGAAAAAGAATATATCATTGATTTCTTACAAAACTGTGATACAAAAACATATGAAGGAATACGAGATTATAATGGTGAACTCAGAGCCGCAAGTACAATCAAATCATTAGATATGAAATGTGCAAAATGCGAACATGAATACACTCAGCCATTTACTCTCAACGCAACTGATTTTTTCGCATAAGGCTTTTATCACTGGACCCTGACGGGATAAAAGACCTAATAGAATCGTATAAAAACTACACACAGGGAATCAAAGATCAAGCACTTTCATATTCTTGGTACATGAGAGGAGGTGCCACTTATGAAGACGTACTTAACATGTCTAAATTAGAACGTGAAGGTCTTAGAACACTCATAGATAAAAACCTGGAAACTACCAAAGAAACTCAATTACCATTTTTCTAACCAACACTATAAGATATTATTGGTGTCATCTAAAAGTTCTCTACGAGAACTTAATTACTCATTCACTTCGTTCATTCGTAATTTTATTATTAATAAAAAGGATATTAAATTCTTAATTAAATTAATTAAGACTTATTATCTTTTGAAAGCCATGGTAGTGCCGGACAAGCACTACCACAGCAATTTTCGGTTCTCATTATCCCCGTCAATCCATGTTGATTATCCCCGACTAACTACGTTACTATAATTAATCGCTACCGGTTGCTCTGTAAAGTTTACTGGGTTGTAGTTGAGCCTATTATATTAATAAACATAATATCTCAGCAACGCATGTTCTATATCATCAAATCAAAATAGATATAGACTCATTGAAGGTTCGCTACCATGACGATTGCCTTCTCGGTATTGTTGTGTATAACACACTACTCCAAATCCGTCAGCAGGGTTACTGCATCCTCGAGGAGAGCCGAGCATTGATTACGGCTATGCTTATGTAGTTAACTAATTATTAATTAGGTAAAGTTTGTGTTGACTTGGTGTCGGTTAGCTGTGAGTTGGTCTCTGATATGCCTGAATATGCTTTGAATATTTTTTTGTTAAATTTGAAAAAGTGATCATGTTCTATAATAACCCAATCAGCATGATCTGCTGAAGTGTAATACATAAACTGATCACTTACCCATGTATACTTACTAGGTACACATATGAAACGTCCTTTACGATTAAATTTCATAAACAGAACGTTTAAATCGCCTTCGTCGGCTACGTCCATTAATTGATCTAACCATGAATCTAGTTGCTTACATGAACCTGCAAGTACTTGATGAAAAGGAAAGTCTGCGTAGAATTTACATTCTACGTTAAGTTTGTCGAAACTTTGTCCAGGAACAATGTCCCCTTTAAAACTACGAATTTGACCCTCGTGCAGAATTTCTGTACGGGTTTGATTTTTACCACCTACATAAGCGCCTGATCCAGGTGCTCGTATAAAACTTTCTTCATAAAGTTCACTAAGATACTTTGCGATTTCTCTTTCGTATCCTGATCCTTTATTCTTAGACGGTGATGGCATAATATATAGTTATCTCTTTACCACTCAGTGGCATAATTTTTATTTACTCTGTGCTGGGCACATTTGTTCTGACACTCGTAAGAGCCGTGTATAAACTCGGATACCCAAAAAGAATCCATAACTACTTTGGGTAATTGTTTTTCATGTAAGTTATATTTCTTACCTGTCTCTGCCCATTTGTCATTGTGACCGTATCTTGTCGCAACCCAACAACATGGATAAAACTCTCCCCTAGCATTGATATAACTTCCTTTGTTACCTATGTGACAAAGAGGTCTCTCACTGCCTACGAGATTAGATTCTTCATACAACTTAATATTTGTTCTCATCCAAGGCTCTAATACTTCTTTGTCTGTTAATTTAAAAATTTCTCTTTCAAATCTATGACTAGATGATAACAGATTGTCACTTGGTTGTAAAGCATCTTCTTTCCCATAAGAGTCTTCGTATATCTTACCAAACTTAGTACTCTTGGTTAATTGAAATGCATCAAAGCCTAATTCTTTTGCATAAGATTTCATATCTTCTATCTTATCTTCATTAAACTTGAAGCCTATTGCGTCCCAGACAGTGTAACATTTAGAATTATCAGTCAGTGCCATGACACCAGCAATAATACTAGACCAATTAGAATTGATTCGATAGATACTATACTTTCATGGTCCCAACCATCGATGCTAAAATGTATTTGGTCTTGTTCGTCTAGCAGTTTTGCTAATTGTGTCCACCAATCTTCGTTTTTATATGATCCGTTAGTGACGATAATGATCGCTATGCTAGGCTTTATAGATTTGAAATACTGGATGACTTCAATGAAGTCATGTGCATAGATAGGATCACCATCGTCACCACAGAATGTTAATTTTTCTACATTCTTCAGAATGAATTCTTTAGGAAAGTTTTGTTTAAAGAAATCTAACTTAAGTTCAGTACTAACTAATGTGTCAGGAACTTCTTGTCTAGGACATCTAGGACACTTTAGTGTACACTTACTGCTGATCTCAATGTGCCAGTGCCAAAGTGCTAGGCTCACATATTCTCCATTTCTCTGGTAGTACTATATGTTGTAAATCCGTTCTCTTTAATAACTTGTAAGACACTAGCAACTCTTCCTGCTAGTTCTTCTCTATGTGAGACTAGCCAAATAGACTTGTTACGATTACGAGCCATGTCTTTAAGAATAGCCATAGCATTTTCAACGCCTATTGAATCTAATCCAGAGTCAATCAATTCGTCAATAAACAATGTATTGATTGGGAAGTATAAGTTCTCCCACACATCTCTAAATGCAAACGATAGTCCTAATATAAGTCTGTTACGTTCACCTCTACTTAAGTTGTCAAAGTCTAGTTCTCTACCCAACTCTGTAATTTCTACAGATAAATCGTTTTGGAACACAACTTGATGCGGTAAGCCCATCTTATCTAAGTAAGATGTCAACCTTGAATTTAAATATGATAAGTTTTGATCAATAATCTTCTTACGTACAAACGAATCTTTGCTTGTTAAAAGGTCTAGTAAGAACTTCTGATGATCTCCTATACGAGATAATTCATTAATCTTGTCAAAGTCAAATTCTTGTAATGCATTGTTTTCCATGTCACTGATTTGATCAGTATATGGATTCTCTTCTTGTTCTTTACGTTTAACTTGTCCACTTAAGTCTTTGATTCTATTCTTGTGTTCAATTGCTTCTACTTCAGATGCATATGAAGTGATAGGTTTTTCTCCTATCTCTCCGATCTTGTCTTTTTCTTTTTCTAATTCTACATAGACTTCAGCCAATTCTCCTATATGAACATTGGCATCTTTTAATGATTCTTTTTTACTATCAAAAACTTGCGTATGTGCATCATCATGGAAGTCTTGTCCACAAGTGTGACATTTGTTCGTTTCTAGTATACTTATTTCTTTCTCTATCTTTGTAATAGACTTGGCTTCTCTATCAATATCAGACTGTGTTCTGACAAGTATTTTGTCGATATCTTTGTGTTCTTTAAGCCTTTCATTGTATATAACTAACTGTTTATGTCCAAGTAATTCTGCATCAATATCGAGTTTTTTTAATCTTTCGATATCATCTTTTAACTTAGTAATGTCTTCGTTTGTCTTGGCATCCCATAGTCTTGCTCTACTTTTAAGACTAGTAATTTGCTCTTCTATTCGCTTGTTAGCCTCTTCAATTGCTTGTACTTTTAGTTGCTCATGCTGAATGTTTTCTTTGTTCTGCTTGATTATAACCTTTATCTTCTCTGCTTTTTCTGATAATAATGTTATGCCTAACAGTTGTTCGATGATGTCACGTTGCTGTGCTTGAGACATACTTAAGAAAGGCTGACTGTATGTGTTCAGTGCTATAACATTTCTAAACATCGTAGGAGACATGCCAATGATCTTTTCAATAAGAAGTTGTGTCTCTTTGTTTTCACCTTGTGCTTCATTATCTTCTTCGTTAACACCATCAATAAAGAATCTTAATAGATTTGGCTTACGACCACGTTCAATACGATACTCAATGCCATTGGCTTCAAAGTCTAGTGTGACCATCATACCTTTAGTATTAGTTCTATTGATTAGATTGTTTTGCTTGATATTATTAAGAGCGGTACCATACAATGCATAACTAACTGCTTGTATGAGTGTAGTCTTACCAGTACCATTTCTAGCACCATCGCCACCTAAATCTAAGTTATCCCCTAAGATAAGAGTAAGTTCTTGGTTATCTAAATCGACTGCTTGTGTGACAGAGCCTACACTTAGAAAGTTTCTTAACGTTACATTTTTTAATTTTATCATAAGGATTGATAAATCTCCAATAGTACACCCTTGTCATAGAAGTCACTCTCTATGTTTTTAATTTGATCGACAATAATTGAATCGACACTCTCAAATGATATCTCGCCAGGTGCTAAGTCTTGTGAATGTTCCTCGTTCTTAACTGGAAGCAATGACATTTCTCTTAATTCATGTTGCGGAATTAACTGTTCTCTGATATAATTAGATTCTTCATAAGAAATGTCGATATCCAAATGTACTCTAACATGAGCATTCTTAACAAGCAACCCTTCTGGGTTCTCTAATACTTCACTTAGTTTATAAACTCTGTATACAGGTTGATCAGGCCAAGAATGAAAGATAGGTTCTTCGTCCCATTCTAACACCATCATGCCTCTAGCATCATCTCCTGCATCTGCATAATTGTGAGGGAATGCATTACCCATATACCAAACGTTTTTTCTTGCTTGTCTTTTGTGAAAGTGTCCTGAGAATACTTTGTCGAAATGAGATAAGTGATCAGTGTTTGCACCGCCATGATCAGGCATTTCAATCATTGCATTCATATAGAAGTACGGTAACTCTAAGTGAGCAAAAAGATACTTGCCTTTCTTCTTTCTGAGTAACTTGTAATCATCACCACACAACCAAGGAGCAATAACACAGTCGCCTTCTTCGATAAAGTGATCGACAATGACTACGTTCTTAAGATGTTTAGCCCATTCGACTGAATGAATATCACGTTTGTCTCTGTAATAGAGATCATGGTTACCTGTAATAAAATAGACTTTTTCAAATGCATCGTTTAATTTCTCTAATGCATTGAGTCCGAATTGTAAAGTGTGCATGTTAATACTTGCACGATGGTGATTCCAGTCTCCCAAAAAGAAACAAGTCTCACAGCCTTCTGCTAGTGATTTCTCAATAAACCAATCCACAAAGTTGCTACAATCTTGGTTATGTTGTATACTATTACTCTTTAATCCAAAATGTATATCTGTGAATACAGCGGCTTTCTTAAAAAGATTTGACATAATTAGTTTTCCCAGTATTCAACATCTATTATACATGACATAGGTAGGCAAAGCAAGACATTTGGACGTCTTGTTTGCCCAATAGTATTAATAATACTACTCAGTGTATGTTTCTACTGGCTTTTCTGCACCTAAACCCGTGTAGTCTTTCATCTGACGAGAGAAAGATGGGTTAAGTCCGTTCATTTCTAAAATATCGTCTCTGATATTTTGATTACGTTTTTCAGAGTTGAGAACTCTACAGAAACTGTTTGTGATAGCCGCAGTATAGTATGCGAAAGGATTCGCAGACTTGGCTTCGTTAAATCTTAATCCTACGTAAGTCAACTGTAAGATAGCAGAGTTACGCATTTCATCGTTGTAAGTATAACCACGCCAGTTATACTTCATGGCATATTTTTCACATAGCATAATGTACATACGTGCTAGTTTGTCAGTTAATGCTCCGTTAGTAGCACTGAAAGAACCAGTCTTAACACCGCCTTTCCAATGTGATTTGCCAACTAAACTTAGTGTCATTGTGTTAGCATCTAATACATAATGATGAAATGGTGGAAAATTAACTTTAGCATAAACTAAATCTTCAGCAACTGGTTTAGTTGCTTTTTTGTTGCTCTCTAAATCTAATAATTCTGCATCTGTGCTATCATCAAAATCAATTATATCAACTGCCTTTTTCTTCTTAACTATCTTTCTTGGTTGTTTTTGTGTTACTGGAATGTGATCCCATGTCATAACCCTAAACATTAATCCGTCAGTTTCGATTGTTTTTGGATCAATTTTGTTTTTACCAGTTAACCCTTGCTCTGCTGATAGTCTAAGAGACTTTTGCAACTTTGCTTCTTTAATTTGGGTTGGCTTCAAGCACCAAGCAAGACTTTTTTCTAGTCCTGACTCAAACATATCTGCGATTAAATCAAATTGATGATACTCTTGTTTGGTATATGAACAGTATGATGTTTTACTCTTGTGAATCTCTTTAAGAATATCTTTGTTGTTTAGATAGTTTGTAGTTTTTCTAGGTGCTGGCATTAATTTTCCTTTTGGTTAGTTGAGTTAGATAGATATAACTATGAGATGTATTATACATCAACACTGTCCTATATGCAACTGATACGGGTAAATTTCCGGGGTATTTTGCAAAGATAAATATATCATGTGAGATTACTATTTATACAAATAGGTAAATCCGTTAAAATTTAGGAACACTGTATGCCAGAAGAACAACAAGAAGGAGCGATTGATGCCATCACCGCCGCTCAAGCATCTGATTGGAGAGTTAGGCTAGCCTTAGCGCCTGACGCCAACTATCTATATAAAGATAGTCAGCCTGGAATTATGGCACCTTTAGCGGCTACAGATGGAGTTGTATTTCCTTATACGCCTGGGATTAATATTAGTTATGCGGCAAACTATGATGGCGCACACCCAACGCATACAAACTTTAAAATAAATCAATACAAAAACAGTATGATTTCTGATATCTCAGTGAGTGCAGACTTTACTTGCCAAGACACATTTGAAGCAAACTATCTATTAGCATCTATACACTTTTTTAAATCTATGACTAAAATGTTTTATGGACAAGATGAAAACCCAAGAAACGGAACACCTCCTCCATTAGGATTTTTTCATGGTCTAGGAACATTTCAGTTTAATCGTCACCCTGTAGGCATTACTAATTTTTCATATGCGTTGCCTAAAGATGTAGACTATATTCGAGCAACAAGTACAGACACAGCGGGAGCAGATGCAGAAACTACTCTGATTGGCGGTCAGTTATCTCCTGGTGGTAGTATACCACCTGCTAACTTTGCAGTTACTGAATCGACTGGGATAACATATGTCCCAACAAAGATGACTGTCACACTCACATGTATACCGATTCTTAGTAGAAATACTATTAGTAATAAGTTTAGTCTCAAAGAGTATGCTAAAGGAGCATTGACTCGTGGTGCTAAGAATGACTTCCCAGGTATTTGGTAATGGCTACTCAAAAAAACAACATATATCCGAAGTCTAGTCCATACTATAATTCACAGATTGTGAATAATAATTATTTAGATGTGTTGCAACCAGGAGTTCCTATTCCAAAATTACCAAATGATGCAGATTTTACAATTACTGCACAATATGAATTTAGACCAGATTTGTTAGCACAGCACTTGTATAATAATTCTCGTTTGTGGTGGGTATTTTCTGCGAGAAATCCAAATTCTCTTGGACCAGACCCATACTTTAACTTTGTCACAGGACTTAAAATTAAAATACCAACACAAAACACTATATCAACTGCCCTAGGTATCTAATATGACGGATCAAACAGATCAACCTGGAAGAAGATTAGACAATCCACTAGGCGCATTATCTTCCTACACATATCAACTTTCTCTGTATATGATCAGTCCAGATGCTTACGATGCATTTGTTGCAACTGGCAGAAGAAACATCGATGCTTTGACAGATGCAGGTGCTGGTGAAGGTACAGGCGGTGCATATCTTATTGCTCAATCAGGTGGTATCAACAATGAAAGAGAAAATCGTGGTGCAGGGTTTGACAAAGACCTTTACATTGAAAATGCTGAAATAGAACACGTAGCAGGCAGTAATTCTAACCAATCAGCAACAGGTACTTATCATGTTAAATTTAACATCATTGAACCGTATTCGTTTTCGTTTACTACAAAACTTAGAGAAGCAAGTACTGCTATTATTAATGCATACCCAGATAGATTCAGTAGCGGCAAGAAGCCTGGTTTAAGTTCAGGCACTAGACAGTTTTTTATATTAGGTATAAAATTTTTAGGTTACGATGCAAATGGAAATATAGCAAAAGGAAAAGAAGTTTTAATGGAAGACGGTCAAGCAATTGACCAAAATGCGACTGGCGATGACGGCGCAGGATTATTTGAGACTTATTATGATATTGCTATTACTAGTATAAAATTTAAAATTGACGGTGATGCAACAAACTATGCTTGTAAAGGTGTAGCACTAGCACCTAATAGAGCATTCGGAACTAAAGCAGGAAGATTGAAATCTCCGTATACACTAACTGGAAGTACAATAGAAGAAATGTATACAGGTGAAGAAGGGTTATTTACTAAACTAAATCAATTTGAAGTAGATCAGACTGAAGGAGATTCTGCTACACAAGAATTTGCTAACAAATATGTATTAGAGTTTGTCGGTGACGGTGATGAAGAAATTTTAAAAACTGCAAGTATGTTAAACCCAGCAGATTTAGATAAATCAAAATGGGGAACACCTCCTCCAGAACCAAAAACTACTAACGGAGCAGATGGTACAGGAGCAACATCAAATCCAGATGACAGTAAAAGAAGCATATCTTTTAAAATGGATGATCCTATTCTACTTACGTTTGACACAATAATTAAAAGTAGTTCATACATGTTAAATGCATTGCAAGTGTTGTACAAAAACAAAGCCGCCCCTGATTTAGATACTGGCGAAGCAGAAGCAGATGGAGGTACTAGTCAAACTCGTCTTGGTTGGTATCATGTTACTCCTATAATATCAGAAGCCCAATGGGACGGACTAAAAAATGACTGGGCATACACAACAACATATCGTGTAGAAACATACAAGACTCCAATTGTTGAAGTGGGCGGAACAAATCCTGGCGTAGATTATTATGGTCCTCATAAAAGATATGAGTATTGGTGGACTGGACAAAACAAAGAAATTTTAGAATATAGTCAACAACTTGACAATTTGTTTTATAATGAAACAATCGGCAATATTAGTAAGAATGAAAATAATGCGACAAGAAATACAAATGTTGCAACTGTTAAAGAAAAATCGGCTAGACCTTCAGTAAATGCTCTTGCAAACTCAGACTCAGTACAACAAGCATATGTTACTTCTCTGTATTCACCAGACTCTTATGCTCAAGCAAAAATAAAAATATTAGGAGACCCAGACTTCTTTATCGAAGATCATCGAGGTGGTCCAAATGATGTATACAGTAGATTTTATGGCGATGATGGTTTTAGAATCAATGCAAATGGCGGACAAGTATTTTTTGAGATTGACTTTAAAGAAGCAGTAGACTATAATGATGATAAAGGACTTTTAGACATTAACGAAAGCATTCTATTCTTTAAATATCCAGACTGGGTAAAGGATCAAATTAAAGGTGTTAGTTATAAATTAGTTAAAGTAAAATCAAACTTTCAGGATGGAATGTTTACACAAACACTAGAAGCAGTACTCAATTCTTTTCCTGATAAAGATCCAAGTGAAAGCGGTGCAACAGGTGACAATGAAGATGGCGGTGAGGGAAGAGAATCTACTGGCGAAGGAGAAAATAATCAACAAAATAATGCTGAGAATGTGAACATCACTCCAGCATCAAGTAATGAAGACCAAGGACCAGACGAGTAGGAATAACTTATGCCAAGAAATGTAGACAAAAAATACGGAAACTTAAAAAGATCGCCACCAAGTCTTGGGCCGTTGCTTTGTACTGTGTATTCTAATTATGATCCGACACGACAAGGTTTATTACAAGTATATGCATCAGATAGTTTAGATACAAACACCAACAATCCACAAACTTATAAAGTACGTAGACTATCTCCGTATTTTGGTCAGACAATCGGTGGAGGTGCTGACGATGATTGGGGAAGTTATACAAGTAATCCAAGTTCTTATGGTCAATGGCAGTCTCCACCAGATATAGGTACAGAAGTTATTTGTATCTTCATTGAAGGTGATGATGTAGGATATTGTTTAGGCGCAAAACAAGACCCAAATGCTCTTACAATGATACCTGCTATAGGAGCATCAGAACAAGTAACTCTCAATGAAGGTGAAGGTCAATCATATGGCGGCTCTACAGTTTTGCCCGTCACTAATATTAATACTAAAAACCCAGATTTGGCTGACACAGTAGATTTTTTAAGTGCGGCTAAACCCGTACATAGTTATGTTGCATCAATCATGCAACAACAAGGGATATTGAGAGACTCTTATAGAGGACCAATTACAAGTAGTGCAAACAGAGAGTCTACTAGTAGAGTGGGTTGGGGAGTAAGTACTCCTGGTCGTCCAATTTATGAAGGCGGATATACAGACGAAACTCTTGTATCAGAGTTAGGCGTAGATGCAAACGATGTAAATCAAGCAAACTATAATGTTATAGCCAGACGTGGTGGGCATTCACTTGTTATGGATGATGGAGACATCATCGGTAGAAATCAGTTAATTCGATTACGTACAGCATTGGGTCATCAGATATTAATGAGTGATGACGGACAGATGTTGTCTATCTTACATTCAAACGGTCAAACATATATTGAATTAGGCAAAGAAGGTACAATCGATCTTTATGCCACAAACTCTGTCAATGTACGTACACAAGGTGATCTTAATTTACATGCAGACAATGATTTAAATTTACATGCAGGTAGAAATGTTAACGTTAAAGCAACTCAAAACATGTTTGTTGATGCTGACAACAATTATTCACAGAGAGTAGGCAATGATCATACATCATATGCTCTTAACAATATGTCTTTTAAATCAGACAACGCAATTGGATTGCTATCAGCAAATCAATTAGGTATAGAGTCTGGTATGGAAATACTTGAGAATGCCCCAAAAATACACATGAACGGTCCTAGTGCTTCTCTTATTCCAGGACTTGTAGAACCAATTGAAGTAAAACAACACCCAGATACATTATTTGATAAAGCAGTAGGATGGGCAACAGCATTGGCTCAAATTGATAGTATCACAACACGAGCACCTGCTCAC